AAACTTAGAGGGTGCCTGAAAGGGTGCCCTCTTTTTTTATATTATAAATACATGTATGGCAACTGCACAATCACCCATCACAAGGCAACCAGACAAGTTAGACTACGCAAGTCCAACTCAATTTAGGTTTGGTATCAATCAACTACCAAAGGTAGAATTCTTTACTGTTGGTGCTAATCTTCCTGGCATTAGTGCTGATGCTGGAACATTACCTACACCATTCAAAGACATTCCTATCATTGGGGATAAATTAACATATGAGAATTTAAGTATTACTTTTATTGTTGATGAGTATTTGGAAAATTATAAGTCTCTTCATGATTGGATGAAAGGGATTGGTTTTCCATCAAGTAGAGAAGAATTTCGTACATTTAGAGATGTCACTTCAAATTCTCCAGCTGGAGGAACTACCCCGGCAACTGATATAGTTGGTGGAACAGTTCCAGATAAAGCTTTATATTCAGATGCGTTTCTTATGATATTATCAAATAAAAATAATCCTATTGTTGAAGTTGTGTTTGAAAATATATTTCCAATATCATTAAGTGCGTTAGACTTTACTCAATCTGCAACAGATGTTGAATACATGACTGCATCAGCTGAATTTGCTTACCAAATCTACGATATTAAATCTTTATAAATAAAAATGAGCAGATTTGATACGCTTAACAAATTATCAAATCTTTAGACTTAATTCCTAGTGAAGACTCGCTGCGGCTCACTAGTGTCAATATATTATATAAGAGACATCAAACTGCTCACTTTTTTTATTATGGAGTAAATATGAATTTAGATATGTTAAAAAAAATGTCAAAAGAAGACCTACCTGTAACTGATTATGAACACATTGATCAAGAATCATTTAAAAATCAACACATAAAACAAAAGTGGTTAGACTTTAAAGCTGACTTTGAACTCTTACTAATAAGAGCAAAAACAGATCACCAACAGATGTATCGCCAAAAATGGGAATACTATGGTGGTAAATCTGATGCAAAGGTGTATGCTGCAAAACCATTTGATATCAAGGTTATGAAAACAGACCTTGCAATGTATATCCAATCCGATGATGAGATTCTTAAACTTCAAAATAAAATTGGCTATTACGATTCATGTGTAGACTATTGCAAGGGTGTAATAAAATCTATAGACAATCGTGGATGGGATATAAAAAACTCAATTGAGTGGAAGAAGTTTGAAGCAGGAATGATATAATGAATGTGAATAGTTATATAAAATATTATGAGAATATTCTTTCTGAAAGTCAATGTAAGGAAGTGCTACATTGCACAGAAACAGTATTTGTTTCATCTCCATTCTCAAATAAAGAAGGTAAAGTCGCATCCAATGAACGAGTTTGTATGGATGAGTTCTGGGTGAGAAAGAATAGTGTTCTCTACCCTGTTATTCGTGGAGGCTTCAGTAGAGTTATAAAAAGATATTCAGAAGAGTTTGATAGATTTAGTGTACAACACACCACAGATTTTAGAATAAACCGATATAGTGAAGGCGGGTTTATGTCAAGTCATATAGATAATATTCATCATAGTCACGGCCAACAGTATGGTTATCCTCAAGTTTCTGCACTACTATATCTTAATGATGATTATGAAGGTGGCGAGTTTTATGTAGCAGATAAAAAGTTTTGTCCAAGTAGAGGGTCTGCAATTATATTTCCATCCAACTTTATGTTTCCTCATGAGGCAAAAATAGTTACTAAGGGAACACGTTGGAGTATTGTAACATGGTTGATGTAAAATCTTTTGATTGTTTTCCGACAGCAATAAGTCAATTTTATTTAGAGATAAATCATGAACCTATTATTGAAATTGTTAACTTACCGTCAGATTTGCCAGATCAATTATTTCGTGAAAATAATTTTAAACCTTTAGTGAATGGTATATTTGAGGCTACAACTAAAGTTTTAGAGAAACAACAATATCAATATGATAAAATAGAAATAACAAATATGTGGGCAAATAAACTTAACATCGGTGAATCTCATCCACCCCATACTCATTCAAATAATTTTCTTTCTGGTGTATATTATTTAAAGGCTGGTAAAACTGCACCCATACAATTTTTTGATCCAAGGCCTGCAGCAAATGTATTACAACCAAGAAACACACCAAATTGGCATAACTCTAGCATGATTCAGTTTGATTCTGTAGAAGGTTCTGGATATATTTTCCCATCATGGTTGCAACATTGGGTGCCACCAACAAAAGAATATCGTATTAGTGTCTCTTGGAATATTTTACTAAGAGGTAATTATGGTAAGCAAGGTACATTACAAAATGCACATATCTAAAAAGAATGAAGTATATTTAGTTTTAAAAAATCTAGAACCATCAACAAAACAAGAACTTACAGAGTTCTTTACATTTGAAGTTCCCGGCGCTAAATTTATGCCCACCTTTCGTAATCGTATATGGGATGGAAAGATTCGTTTATTCTCACCAGCTACAGGTGAGATATATGTCGGATTACTTGAATATATAAAAAGTTTTTGTCAAAGGAATGAAATTGACTATATATTAGAGGAAGGAGTTGAAGATGAGCGGAATGTTGTACGTCAGGTTGTTAGAGGTTTCATCAAAAGCCTCAAACCAAAATCACAAGGGAAATCACTCAATGTGCGTGATTATCAAATTGATGCAGTATATCATGCAATTGCCAGAAATCGTGCTCTTCTTGTTTCTCCTACTGCTTCTGGTAAGTCATTAATAATATATGCATTAGTTCGTTATTATCATATGATGGGATTAAAAACTCTGATACTTGTTCCAACCACTTCATTAGTGGAACAGATGTATAAGGATTTTGAAGATTATGGTTGGAGCTCTGGTACATATTGTCAAAAGGTGTATCAAGGACATGACAGAAAAGTAACTAAAGATGTTGTAATATCAACTTGGCAATCTTTATATAAAATGCCAAAGAAATATTTTGAAGTGTTTGGATGTGTGATTGGTGATGAAGCGCATATGTTTAAGGCTAAATCACTAACAGGGATTATGACCAAGTTACACCTATGTAAGTACAGATTCGGTCTTACAGGCACCCTAGATGGGACACAGACGCATAGACTTGTTTTAGAAGGTCTATTCGGTCCTGTTGAAAAAGTAACAACTACAAAGGAGTTAATTAAACAAAAGACATTAGCTGATCTTAAAATTAAATGTATAATTCTAAAACATAGTAACATAAGAGAAAGAATGTCATATGCAGATGAATTGCAATTCCTAGGCGAAAATGAAAATAGGAATAAATTTATTTCAGATTTACTTATACATTTACCAGGCAATACATTATGTCTATACCAATTAGTTGAGAAGCACGGTAAGCCGCTACACGAAGCAGTCAAAAAATCTCAGTCAGAAGGATTCTTTGATGATAGGTTACGAAAGGTATTTTTTATCTATGGTAAAACAAGTACCACAGAAAGAGAAGATATACGAGCTATTGTTGAGGGCGAAACAAACTCTATCACTATTGCCTCGTATGGAACTTTTAGTACTGGTATTAATATTCGTAACATTCACAACATCGTGCTCGCAAGTCCTAGTAAATCCAGAATTAGAGTGTTACAAAGTATTGGAAGAGGGCTGCGTACTAGTGATAATAAAGATTCCGTTTTAATATTCGATATTGCAGATGACATGACTTTTAGAAAACAAAGTAACTTTACACTTAATCACTTTCAAGAACGCATAAATATATATAACACAGAACAATTCAACTATGAAATTACAAAGGTAAGACTAAGATGATATCAGATACATACAAAATCTTAAAACTCATTAGTGGTGAAAGCATTATTTGCGAATTATCCGAGGATGATGGAAAGTATGAAATTTCAAGGCCATTACTAATGAATGTTCAGCGAAAAGAGACTCGAACAGGTATGACAGAATCTCTAGAGCTATCACGATGGGTACAACCCTTTACGGAACAAAAAAGTTTCGAAATCGATCCTAAACATGTTATTATTATGTTACCCGCTTCTCCAGGCCTAAGTATCTTTTATGAGGGTGTAATATATAAACTAGAAGATAGAGAGGAAATTTCTATAGAAGATAACTTTAAAGACGATGATATGTATGATGAACTATTAGATGAATTAGAAACAGACAATAAATCAATTCATTAATGTAGTTCTATAACCAAGGGACAAGCTTAATATAACACCATTTTATGGTATAGTCAAGGGTCTTTAAAATTATATTGACCCTTGACTTTATCTTACTAATGTAGTATAGTAGGTAAAGATTAAGGAGATTACCCATGGCGAAAGCAAAAGGCGAACACTACGTTGACAACAAAGCGTTTCTACAGGCAATGATCGAGTGGAAAGAAAAATGTAAAAATGCCGAGGAAGCCGATGAACGTATTCCACCTGTTACGAATTATATAGGTGAGTGTTTTCTAAAGATTGCACAACATCTATCATATAGACCTAATTTTATAAATTACACATATAAGGATGATATGATTTCAGATGGCATTGAAAACTGTCTGCAATATTGTTCTAATTTTAATCCAGAGAAGTCATCGAATCCTTTCGCATACTTTACACAAATAATTTACTACGCATTCATCCGAAGAATTCAAAAAGAAAAGAAACAAACTCACGTTAAAAATAAAATTATATCGGGTACAAACTACCAATCTTTTAATACAATGCCCGGTGATTCAACTAGTTACAGTATCGATAATTCTTTTGCAATTGATAATCTTCCAGCTGAAGATGTATATAAACCCAAGACGGTAGAAAAAAAAAGTAAAAAGGGACTAGAAAATTTTATGGAAGATGATATCGATAGTGTAGCGGTGCTTGGTGATGAGCGTTGAAGATTGCAATTATAACTGACACTCATTTTGGTGCCAGAAATGATAATTCAAATTTTAATGATTATTTCTATAAATTCTATGATGATGTATTTTTTCCCACTCTAATTGAGAGAGGGATTACTGCCTGTGTTCATATGGGTGATGTTACAGATCGTAGGAAGTTCATTAGCTTTAAAACTGCCAGTGATTTTAGAAAGAGGTTCATCAACCGATTTTCTGAGCTTGGAATTGATCTTCATCTTATCATTGGTAACCATGATACATTCTATAAGAACACCAATGAAGTCAACTCAATGGAAGAACTTGTAGGTTCTGACAGGTGTAATATATACGCTGGCCCAGAGGTTGTGGAATTTGATGGTATACCAATTCAATTCATGCCGTGGATTAATAGTGGAAACTATGAACTTGCAATGACAGCATTGAAGACTTCCCCAGCACAAATTCTGATGGGTCACTTAGAAGTAAATGGTTTTGAGATGCATAAAGGTTATATGGCAGAAGGTTCTTTTGATAAAGAATTGTTCCGTAGGTTTGACCTATGCTTTAGTGGTCACTTTCATCATAAATCCGATGATGGCCAGATATACTATTTGGGAACTCCATATGAGATTACTTGGAGTGATCACGATGATCCGAAAGGGTTTCATATCTTTGATACAGAGAATCGAGAGCTAGAACGTATCATTAACCCTCATAGTATTTTTGAGAAGATTTTCTATGACGATACTATTAAAGACTATACTAAAGAAGATGTATCTGGGTATAAAGATAAGTATGTAAAACTGATTGTGGTTAACAAAAAAGACCTATACCAGTTTGACAAGTTTACAGACAGGTTGCTACAAGCTGATGCATTTGAGGTCAAGATTATAGAAGACTTCTCTGAGTTGGATGCTGAGAATGTATCTGATGATATTGTAAACAATACTGAAGACACAATGACACTCCTAGAGAAATACATTGATCAACTGGATGTTACACTGAGCAAAGACCGATTGAAAAACACGATGCGGTCACTTTACACCGAGGCGCAAGATTTAGAAATATGATTCATTTTGAGACTGTGAGGTGGAAGAACTTCCTGTCAACTGGTAATAATTTTACAGAGATACAGTTAGATAGGAACTCAACCACATTAATTATTGGTGAGAATGGAGCTGGTAAGTCTACCATTCTTGATGCGTTGTGTTTCGGTTTGTTTGGCAAGCCTTTTCGTAACATCAACAAGCCCCAACTTCTAAACTCTGTCAATGGCAGTGCTGCACTTGTAGAGGTGGAGTTTCGTGTTGGAACTAAGAAAGTTAAGGTTGTTCGTGGTATCAAGCCAACTGTGTTTGAGATTTACGTCAATGGTAATATGTATAACCAAGACGCCAATTCCCGTGACTACCAAAAATATCTAGAGCAGCAAATCCTTAAACTCAACTATCGCAGTTTTACTCAGGTTGTTATTCTGGGTTCATCTACGTTTATTCCTTTCATGCAGCTAAAGTCTAAACACCGCCGTGAAGTTGTTGAGGAGATTCTTGATATCCAGATTTTCTCTATTATGAATATGCTTCTCAAGACACAGTTAAAGACTATTGTTGATGATATGCGTGAGGTTGATTATCAATATAACTTGACAAAGGAAAAGATTACTCTCCAAGAAAAATATATTGATGAGATGTTTATGCATAAGGAAAAATTAATTCAAGATAAAACTTCTTTGATTTGTGGAAATGAAGAAGAAGTTTTCAAAAAGAATTTAGATATAAAAAATCATAATGAAAACAACATTGAACTCCTTAATCAAATTACAGATAACGATAGCGTAAATACGAAACATAGTAAACTGAAAGACATTCAATCTCAGCTAAAAGAGAAACACAGGGCTCATACCAAACTGGTTGGTTTCTTTGAAAGTAACGAGGACTGCCCAACATGCCAACAACATATTGATGAAATCTTTAAGACTGATATGATTGATAAGAAACAGGGTGAAGCAGATAGAGTTGATAGCGGATTAAAAGAACTTAAAGATGAGCTGCATAAGGTCATCTCAAGACAGAATAATATAAAAGATATTGCTGATAAGATTCGGGAAAATGAAGTTCATGTTGCAAAGGAGAATAGTTCTCTTATTCAGCTTGAGAAATTTAATGCTACTTTGCAGTCAGAAATTGATCAGTTGATTGCTGGTGAAATCAACAAGAGTGATCATAATAAACTGAATGATTTAAAGAAAATTCTTTCTGGTTTTGATATGCATAAGTCAAAGTTGCGTGAAGATAAAACCTATGCAGAAGCTTCAAGGAATATGCTACAGGATACTGGTATCAAGACCAAGGTTATTAAGCAATATCTTCCTATTATGAACAAGCTGATTAATACCTATCTCACCTCTATGGAGTTCTATGTAAACTTCACACTGAATGAGAACTTTGAGGAAACGATTAAGTCGCGGTATCGTGATGAGTTTACCTACGATTCGTTTAGTGAAGGTGAGAAGATGCGTATTGATTTGGCGTTGCTATTTACATGGAGAGCAGTGGCCAAGATGAAGAACAGCACCAATACCAACCTGCTTATTCTTGATGAAATATTTGACAGTTCTCTGGATGGTACAGGCACAGATGAGTTCCTAAAGATTCTGAATACGCTTGGTGATGAGAATGT